TGGCTCAAATACTGGAGCCTTCTTGACAACCTTCTTTTGCATAGCCCAAGCTATTTGAGAAGCCTTCTTGTTTATCAGTGCCTGGATGACAGGACTAGATTCTGCTAATTTTGCTAATGTTTTCTTAGCCTTAGCTGCATCCTTCTTGCGCTTTTGCTTATGAGCGTCTATTGCTTTCTGGCTGTAAAGGTAAATGCCCATGAAAAAAGCCCTTTAGGGGTGATACAGTCTAGCCCCTGAGTATCCCCAGGGCTGTACCACTTCTAAAAGGCTTATCTGGCTAGAACAGATGGTTGCAGTGTACTAGGGTTTACCCCTATTGTCAAACAATGTATAGTTCACCAAACTTCCATAACTGGGTAAAGTATGAATGTGATTGATGCACTGCCAAACAACCTAAAGAAAAAAGGTCGCCCGAAAGGGGCTGTGAACAAGAAGTTCACTATGGCTACCTATGCTGAAAGACCTGCGGCTCTCCTGCCAAAGACTGAAGTTCAGCGCATCAAAGAACTCAAAGACCTCCTGATAAACAGTGCAGGTTCCAATGTCGTTCACAAAGCAATTGAGATTGCTATGAATGATGAACACCCAGCACAGGCTGCTATGCTCAAACTCTGTATGGACAGGATGCTTCCCGTCAGTCTGTTTGAGAAAGAAGGCAAGCAAAGGAATGCCGTTACCATCAATATCACTGGAATCGGTGGCGTAGAGATTGAACCCTTGCAAGATGTGACTGATGTAGAAACAAAAAATGTCTGACCTCAACTTTTCACTCCTTCCTTGGCAACAAACAGTCTTTGCTGACAAAACAAGGTTTAAGGTTGTGGCTGCTGGTCGGCGTTGTGGCAAGTCTAGGTTAGCAGCTACTACGCTAATTATTGAAGCATTGCGTTGCCCAGCAGGAAGTGCAGTTCTCTATGTTGCGCCTACCAATGGACAGGCGCGGCAGATCATCTGGGATGTGTTGTTAGACATTGGCAGGGATGTTATCCAGGCTAGTCATATCAACAACATGGACATAACCATGATAAATGGTGCAAAGATTTATGTTCGTGGTGCTGATAGACCAGATACCCTGCGGGGTGTGTCTCTTACCTATGCGGTGCTAGACGAGGTTGCGGACATTAAGCCTGAAGCCTGGGAGCAGGTGATTCGTGCTTCTTTGTCAGACAGAAAGGGTAGAGCCATATTCATTGGCACACCCAAGGGTCGCAACTGGTTCTATGATCTGTTCAAGATGGGCCAAGAAGAATCTGATCCTGATTGGAAGTCCTGGCATTTCACAACCCAAGACAACCCATTGATAGACCCAACTGAGATTGAGTCTGCCAAGAAGACGCTGAGTTCCTTTGCTTTCAAACAGGAATACTTAGCATCCTTTGACAACGCAGGAAGCGATGTTTTTAAAGAAGATTGGATCAAATATGGCGTGGAACCTGAGTATGGCAGTTACTTCATTGCAATCGACTTGGCAGGATTTGAAGAAGTGGCTAAACAAGCTGCTAACGCGAAAAAAAGACTAGATGAGAGTGCCATTGCAGTGGTCAAAGTCACTGATGACGGCAAATGGTTTGTCAAAGAGATCGATCACGGGCGGTGGGACATTCGGGAAACTGCTGCCAAAATCCTAATGAAGATGCGGGATTACAGGCCAATTTCGGTGGGAATTGAGCGTGGGGCGTTAAAAAACGCTGTTTTGCCGTACCTCAGTGACCTGATGCGGAAAAATAATGTATATTCCCACATAGTTGACCTAACGCATGGCAACAGGAAAAAGACAGACAGAATCATCTGGAGTCTCCAAGGGCGGTTTGAGCATGGGCGAATTGTGCTGAACTCTGAAGAAGATTGGGATGATTTCACCGATCAACTCTTGATGTTTCCTGCCAATGGCGTACATGATGACCTTCCTGATGCTTTGAGTTATATTGACCAATTGGCTGTAACATCTTACTTTGAGGGTGAAGAAGATGATGAGTGGGAGCCTGTAGACATCATATCGGGGGTTTAATGGCAACAGATAAGCAAGATAAGCTAGAGCAAAATCAATTCTATGAGCCTACACAGGCTGACAAAGAACTGACTGATTTTGTTGTTGACCATTGCAATCGCTGGCGTGACTATCGGGATACCAACTTCCTTCCAGATTGGCTTGAATACGAGCGAATCTTTCGTGGTCAGTGGGCTGTTGAAGACAAAACCCGTGACTCTGAGCGTTCACGCATCGTAACCCCTGCCACACAACAAGCCGTAGAGACTCGCCATGCTGAGATCATGGAAGCCATCTTTGGTCAAGGCGAGTTCTTTGACATTCAAGATGACATTCGGGATGTGAACAACAACCCCATCGATGTGGGCATCATCAAAGCCCAGTTGATGGAAGATTTCAAGCGGGACAAGATTCGCAAATCCATTGACCAGATCGAGTTGATGGCAGAAATCTACGGCACAGGCATTGGCGAGATTGTTGTTAAGACAGAAAAGCAGTATGTGCCTTCTACTCAGCCAATTCCTGGGCAAATGGGCCAAGCTGCCATTGGAGTTGTGGAAAAAGACCGCATTGCAGTCAAGATTTCACCTGTAAATCCAAAAAACTTCCTTTTTGACCCTAATGGCACATCAGTTGATGACTGCATGGGGGTGGCAATTGAGAAATACATCTCTATCCACAAGATTGTTGAAGGCATTGAGCGTGGAATCTACCGCAAAGTAGACATTGGCACTGCTGGTGAAGATACTGACTTGGAACCCACCCAAGAGGTGAGCCAGTATCAAGACGAAAAAGTGCTTTTGCTGACCTATTATGGTCTTGTCCCGCGTGAATACTTGGAAAATCTCAAGGAAAGCAAAGAGATTGTCGAGTTGTTCCCTGAGAACTCTACTGCTGAAGAATACACAGACATGGTTGAGGCCATTGTCGTGATTGCCAACGATGGGCAGTTGCTGAAAGCAGAGGCAAATCCTTACATGATGAAGGATCGCCCTGTTCTGACCTACCAAGATGACACTGTTCCCAATCGTCTTTTGGGGCGTGGCACAGTGGAAAAAGCCTTCAATATGCAAAAAGCTATTGATGCTCAGATTCGTTCTCACTTAGATTCATTGGCGCTGACCACCAGCCCCATGATTGCAATGGATGCAACCCGTCTGCCCCGTGGTGCTAAGTTTGAAGTTAAGCCTGGAAAAGCCATTCTCACCAATGGCGCACCATCAGAGATTCTGTATCCATTCAAGTTTGGGCAGACTGATGGCAACAACATGGCGACTGCCAAGGATTTCGAGCGAATGCTCCTGCAATCCACTGGAACTTTGGATTCTCAAGGCATGGTTACTGCTGGCGCTAGAGACATGGGCCAGGGCGGTATGTCTATGGCTATCGCCACCATCATCAAGAAGTACAAGCGCACTCTGGTGAACTTCCAAGAAGACTTCCTGATCCCATTCATTCAGAAGGCGGCATTCCGCTATATGCAGTTTGACCCAGAGCGTTATCCATCTGTGGACATGACCTTCATTCCTACTGCCACCTTGGGCATCATTGCCCGTGAGCATGAGCAACAGATGTTCATTGGCTTGCTTCAGACTCTTGGCCCTAACACTCCTGTGTTGCCACTGATTCTGAAGGGTGTTTTGGCTAATTCTTCACTGACCAACCGCTATGAACTGATGGAGCAGTTGGACAAGATGAGTCAGCCTAATCCGCAAGCAGAGGAAATGGCTCAAGTACAACAACAGTTGGCTATGCAAGCTGCACAGGCTCAGATTGCTGTCAATACGACTCAAGCTGAACAGAATCGTGCAGAGGCTCAGAAGTTGTTAACTGAGGCGCAGTTGATGCCCCAGGAAATGCAAGTCAAGAACATGGCTGCAATTACAAAAAATCTGCCAAATGAGAGTGACAATGCCAGCAAAGAGTTTGACAAGCGGGTCAAAATTGCTGAATTGATGCTCAAAGAAGCTGATATTAAGAACAAGTCAAAGATTGTTGAATTACAAATGGCGAACAAGCAGGAAAATTTGCGTTCAGTTGAGAATGATTTTCTAAGCCAACTGTCTGGAGCATTGAAATGAGCATTGTTCCTAACTTAGATGAAATGACTGATGAGCAAAAGCTGGCAGTTTTAGAGTCTGTTCAAAAGTCTATTGCTGAGAGCAAAGAAATCCAAAAACGCAAGATTGGCGAAAATGTTGAGTTAGTTGTCCAAGCACTCAAGAAGATTGAGTCTGACATTCGTGATCGTTTTGATGGTGTTGGCACTGCTATTGAAAAGCGTGTTGCATCTATCAAGGATGGACGAGATGGCATCAATGGCAAGGATGGGCGTGATGGAAAAGATGGAAGGCCAGGTAGAGATGGACTAAAAGGCGACAGAGGTATTGATGGTCAACCTGGTCGTGATGGTGTAGATGGTGTAGATGGAATATCTGTTATTAACGCAAACATTGACTTTGATGGTTCTTTGATAATTGCCTTGTCTGATGGTCGAGAGATAAATGTTGGTGAGGTTGTTTCCCAAGATGTTGCTGAAAAGATCAAAGTCATCAGCACCATGTCTACCAATGCGGCTATTGCTGTAAAGGAAGAAGGAACAACAATTACCAATGGTGTAAAAAGTTTAAATTTTGTTGGTGCTGGTGTTACGGCAACTACATCAGGAGATGATGTAACAGTCACAGTAGCGGGTGGTGGCGGTTCTGGCACAGTCACAAGTGTGGCAGCTTTAACTTTAGGAACATCGGGAACCGATTTAAGTTCTACTGTAGCTAATAGCACCACAACTCCAGTAATCACCTTAAATGTACCAACTGCTTCTGCAACCAATCGAGGTGCATTAAGTTCTGCTGATTGGACAACATTTAACAATAAGGGTTCTGGAACAGTTACCTCTGTTACAGGAACTTCTCCTGTTGTGTCTAGTGGTGGGGCAACTCCTGCTATTTCCTTGACAAGTGGCTATGGAGATACGCTTAATCCATACGCATCTAAGACTGCAAACTTTGTCTTAGCCGCACCCAATGGGTCTGCTGGAGTACCAACATTCAGGGCAATTGTTGCTGCTGATATTCCCACTCTCAACCAAAACACCACAGGGACTGCGGCTGGTTTGTCAGCAACCCTAGTGGCTACTTCTGGTGGAACAGGTCAATCAAGCTATGCAGTTGGGGACTTGCTTTATGCGTCAACCACTACAGCATTATCAAAACTTGCTGATGTTGCAACTGGTAATGCGCTGATTTCTGGTGGTGTTGGCGTTGCTCCTAGTTGGGGTAAGGTTGGTCTGACTACTCATGTCAGCGGCACATTGCCAACTGCCAATGGTGGAACAAACCTCACTTCATTTACCTCTGGTGGTGTTGTCTATGCCTCAAGCACAAGTGCTTTGACCACGGGTAGTGGGCTGGTATTTGATGGTGCGAATTTGGGTGTGGGTGTTACGCCTAGTGCTCAGTACAGCACAGTTAAAGCACTCCAAGTTGGTGTTCTTGGCGCAACTATTGTCACTGGGCAAACCGTTGCTGGCGGTACATCAAGTTTTGGACAAAACTGGTATCTTGATCCCACTACGGCAAATTACTTTTATGCCGCCGCATCATCACAGCCTGCAACTAGATACTCGCAATCTGCTGGTCAACATCAATGGTTTTATGCTTCTGCTGGCACAGCAGGCAATAACATCACCTTCAACCAAGCAATGACCCTTAATGCAAGCGGCGGTCTTCAAACTCTAAACACCATTTCTGTTGGCAACGCAACACCCTCAACCTCCGGCGCTGGCATCACCTTCCCCGCAACTCAATCAGCATCAACTGACGCAAACACGCTAGATGATTATGAGGAGGGGACTTGGACTCCAAC